TTGGTTAAACTCTCCGTGCTCACGTCCGACAGCTCGGAGGCATAAAGCAGCGCAGACAAAGCCTCCACGGACACAGCCGTTTTTTGGGACAGCTTGTTGAGTTCTTCACCCACCTCAGCCACGGGCACGATCAACTGGTGCATTCCGTAGCCTGCGGCTGCGATGGAGGCCCCAGCAATCAAGCCTGCGGGGCCGAGTTTGCCCAGCACCGTCCCGAGCATGCCCAGACGCGATGTCGCATCTTCCATCTGAGCGAACGCATCGTTGGCCGCTTTGGAGACGATTTGCAACCCCGCTGATGCGGGCTGAGAAGCGGATTCAATGCGCTTGAGGGATTTCTCCCCGGCTTCGCCCACCTCAGACAGCTCAGCCTTGACCTTGCCACCATCCACCACCGAGAGTCGAATTGCGAGATTGCGTTCAGCCATGTCCGTTACCCGATGTTGATTCGTTGCTTGAGGGATTCATGGCCGCCGTCACCCCCGCCTCTATGGCAGGGAATATGTTCGACATCGCACACATATCGGCATCCAAAGCTTGGCTTGCTTGCGTCCATGCGTTGAAATCCAAGCCAATCACTGTGTTTTGCGCCATGCGAAGCTGAGCCGCACAGACTTCAAGCACCGACAGTGCCTGCCAACCTTCTTCAGTTTGGGGCGCGTTTAATCGATACGGACACTCAGGACACGTTGTCCCACATGCTTCGCAGTACGTGGGCCCGCCACCGAAGTGCCATTCGGTGCGAGCCTTCAGACGTTTTTTTCTGCATCCAGCAAATAAAGCGCCGCCAGATACTCCCGCTCGAAAGCGTCGGCCACGGGCCACAGCTCCATCAAGGCTTCAATGCCCTCTGGGGTTACTGGTGTGGTCTTGCCTTTTTCATCCCCCACCCCCTCCCAAGCCAACACAGCCAGCTTGGCAAGTTCGGTGATCAACGTCGCGGTGCGTTGCCCCGCTGCAGCATGGTCTTTGCCATCGATGACAGATGCCGCGTGGCGTGCAGCCATGACCAGCGCCGTGGTGGCGGGTTTGACCTTGACGCGCACGCCATGGTTCAAGTCGAGCCAATACGGCTCACGTTTTAAGTTCAGTTTGAGCATGGGGATGAGTCTCTTTGAGTGGCTCAATAGCTGGCCACATCGTTGTGAAGAATGACTGTGAACATCCGACCGGCGGCTGTGTTCTTGGCGGCTTGCCAGTTGAAGGTGGCCTGGATGCCACCAGGCCCAGAGATGGAGAGCTTGGGCTTTGGCAGGTACACCTCATGCGCGATGAAGGTCAAACTCTTCGTGGCATCAATGACGTAGCTGAACGTCAACTCCAGTGGCGCGTTGCTGGTTGCCGCATCAATGAGATCCGTATCCGCAAATCGAACCTCAAGGTTTCCTGTCAGGCTGGCAACGGTTGGATCAGCCCCTTCGATTTTTCCGTCAGAGCGGATGGTCTCGATGCGGGCTAGGTTGTTTGAATAGGTCAGCTGCGCCGCCACCACGTTGCCAAGTGCTTGTCCGTTCTTCTTGATCGAACCTTGGAACTGGTTAAACCGGGTGATGCCTAAGGCTTGCGGCGTTGCATCCACTGATACCAGTTGCTTGACTTCCCCTTGCGCGATCAAGCCCAAAGTCGCATCCGCTGCGCCTGAGCGTGCGAACTTGACCTGAACAGAGTTGACCATCACACCCGAAGACTCGAAGTACGCGGGAATATCAGGCAAGCCCGTCTCAAGCGCGAGGCTTGGTAAGACAGGCTGGCCAGAGCCAAAGGTGTGCTGATGATCCACATCACCTGTAGAAACAGGAGCTCCCAGCAATGCTTTGAGCCACAAACCGAAGTTGCGCAAGTCGATGGGCACCACCATATCCCCCTCGACCTTGATGACATCGCGAATCGGGGCGCTGGGGTCTCGCCCCAGTCCAATTAAGTCATTGGCAATGAGGCCTTGTTCAGACCCCAATGAGGTGGACACAAAGGGGAGCTTCCAGTATTCGGTCGTGCCGCTGGGGTGCGTTCCGTAGGAAGGTTCGAATGCAGCCAGCAAGCTGGCATTTGCGCCATAGGCACGGGCCATAGTTTTTCTCCAATTTCAAAAAGATTCAAGCCAACGGATCGCTGCTTGCGTAATGCATCACCACATCCAAGGTGCAGGCCTTGATGCCCACAGCACCATCGGGGGCGACTTCCTCAAACTTAGGAGGATGAATTTCGATGAACTCCACAACGCCACCTAAAGTCCGGTCTGCCCTGACAAGGGTCGAGAACTGCTTAAGCAGCGCATCCATGCGCGCGTCTCGCTCCGCGCCATCGGGGTGACTCACGTACACCTCCAAATTGGCTGAGTGCTCCCATTGATATGTCAGTGGCGAGAGCATCACCTCGACTTCATTCATGTCGCCATCGCGCAGTACCACCATGGCGTGCTCTGTCATGCGCTCGGGCAGTGCACTGTTGCGCTTAGGGACATTGCCACCAAGGGGCAACTGCCCCAACAACTGAAACAAAGCCCCGACGGCTTCTTCACGTTTGGACATAAAAAAACAGGCTCATGGCCTGCTCCGGTAAATCAACTCACACCCTCATTCATCGGGCCAGTTGGAGATGACGTTTTGTATGAGCTGGGATTCCCAGCGTTGAACGGCTGAATTGATGTCGATCTTCTTCTTGAGCTGAGCCTGAGGCACCAACAAGAAAATCGGCACACTCACCAGCCCCTTGCCCGACTGTTGCGCCGAAGCAGAAGCGCTTGTGAAACCACCCCGCTTGCCTGCTTTTGCACGTTGGTTGTCCGCCACCAAGAGTGACGGCTTACCAGCTCGGTAGACAAATCGAAGTCTCTGGCCTCGCATGCGCTCCCAAAGTCCCGGTGTGATGCGTTTGCCCCGTGGCCCCGTGCCAGCAGCTGGTAAGGGAATGGAGAGCCAAAACCCGTTCTTCGAACGAATCAACGCACCCGCGTCATGGGCAGCTACGACCACGGGTGCTCGGCTGTAAACAAAACCTGCAGCGCCCAGACTCTCACGCCCCTTGGGATAAACCTCTCCGCGCCAGGTATTGGCAAGACGTGCCCCAAGTCCAGCACCAGTGATCTGACTGCGCAGCTCACCTTTGAGGCCATCGGTGGCGTCACGCACACCGGTGGTCACCGCATGTCTGGCCGCCTTGAGTTCAGCGGCCATGAGTTCTTGCAGATTGCCGCTCAGCGCAGCAATGAGTCGTGAAGACACGGTCAATCCTCCGGCCAGATAGACGCACTCACCGTCCAGACGAGCCGCTCACGGTCAATGAGCGGCTCCCCATGGAGGACATAGCGCGTTCCACCCAACACCAATCGGTCCCCTTCTCTTGGCTGTTTGACCTCGGATGCCATCAACTCAAAACGCTGGGTATCAACCACCAGATGTGTTTGACCGAAGTTTTGAACCGCATCGGGCGCTTTAGCAATCACCCGCACATCGAGCGAGACCCCCGCTTGTGTGATGTACACAGCGGGAGCCCCCAAGCGCAGAAACAACCGAGAGATGAGATGAACGAAAGGATCTCGACTCATCAACTACCCCCTCAGCTGGCTAAGACTTTGACCAACAAGCTCGGACGATGGCACATGGGCAACGGGTTGCTCTGCGTATGCAAGTCTGTACCGCGACCAAAGTCACGGGGTTCTTGCTTGGCATACAAGGGCTGACCCAAGGTGTTGACCGTCTCGTTGAAGTCTGCGGGTGCAAAGTACGTGGCAAACGTATCTAGCGTGCCTTCAGGGAACGCTTGGCCTTCGCCAGGTTCAATGAAGCGGCGCAGATTGCCAGACATGTCTGTGGCTTGGCCCAGGTACTCTTCAAAGGTCACCCCTGCAAAGGTGAAGCCCGAGCGTTGGTCCGCGCGCAACATCGCGCTTTCTTGCGTGAGCTGATAAGCACGAATCACATTGGGGTGACTGGTCAGCGCATCGAAGAAATCCGAAGATACCAGCACACGCACATTGGTCATGTACTCGCCTTTGAGGTTGAGCTCAAAGTAGCGCTTCAAGTCCAAACACTTCTTCTTAACGTCCGTGTCCTTCTTGTTGAGCTCAAAGTTAAACACGGCAGGCGTGATCTGGAACTCTTCAAAAAGGTCGTACAGCAAGGACCCATCCGCATCCAAGATCACGCCCTTCAAAGCACCCATACGCAAGTGCTCCAAAGTGATCGCGTGCTTGTTGCGCATGGACTGCAAGTGATCGGTCATCACATTGGCCACGGTCTCGGTGTCTGTCTCAGAACCAAAAGCGCGCAGGCCTTGAATTTCCTCGGGCAACACCACATCGTCGTGTGGGATGTGAGGAATCATGAACGAGCGCAACTTGCGACGGCTGCGCTGGCCCACCGTACCGGGGGCACCCACAGGCAATGTGGGCAAGAGGTTCAACACGCCATCACGCTCTTCAATGGCAATCT